AGATCCAGGAGCGACAGCTCGCTATCTGGAACAAGATCGACGAGATGGACGAGATGAAGAAGCGCGAGAATCGTGAGTTCACCGCTGAAGAGTCCAAGGAGTATCAGAGCCTTCTCGACGAGAGCTCTAAGTTATCAATCCGCTCAAGGGCTATGGCCTCTGGCGCAGAACTGGCCAAGATTCGTTCGAACGAGGACAAGGCCAAGCAGCTGCGTGAGTTGATCGAGGACTGCTACACCCACAAGCGTGCAGCCAACGCCACCACCATCCTGGCTAATGCCATCACCTCCGGCGGCGATCAGAACACCTCTGCCAACCTTCAGGCTGGTGAGTTGATCCCCTATGACATCAAGCCGATTATCGACACCAAGGTGCCCGGCATCAACCTGCCCGATGACCTCGTGATGCTGACAGGTGTTACTGGTACGACCGTCATCCCTTACAGCATCAACGATGTACAGTTCACCGTCGAGGGTGAGGTGTCAACTGTCGCAGAGCAGGCCCTGAACTTCGCAAACATTAAGGCTAACCCCCAGCGTGTTGCCGCATCTGTTCCTGTCAGCCGTCGCGCTGTCGCCCAGGCCGCTTTCGACATCATCGGTTTCATTACCTTCAAGATGCAGAAGGGTTGGGCCATCTTCCGCGCTCTCCACGTCTATGCACACGGTGAGTGGGACAAGCTCGACATGCCGTTCGCTAAATGTCCCGTGGTTGAAATCACGATGGATGAGAACATCGGCAAGAACCTGGCCAAGGAGGTTGCCAAGCTCTACGACAAGGGCTTCGAGGGCGACCCGGAAATCATCATGGACAAGACCACTGAAGTGGAACTGGCCTTCACTCCTCGTATACCCGGCTCTGTTGGCGAGCGCACCGTCATCGAGGATGGCCGCTGCGTAGGCTATCGCTACAAGGTGTCTCCGTTCATCGACTACGCTATTGACAGCAACGGCGTAGCAACCAAGGACCAAGCCTACCGTTACATCGGTATCGGTCACTTCGGCTACCTGAACGAGCAGGTCTATGCTGACTACGATTTCAACATCGACGGAACCAGCAGTGCCAACTTCGACCGTGGTGTGATTGCTCTGGGCCTGGGCACAGACTACAGCCTCGTAGAGCTGTCTAAGATGGTGAACGGCGGCGACCAGAACACTCCTCACAAGCCACAGGCTTTCGTTTTGATCAAGCTCATCAATTCTGCCTCTTCGAGCAACATCTAAACGCTCTCGATTCGATTCTTCTGGGATGTAGTTCCTCCGACGGTCGCCCTCAATGCAACAGCAAAGATCGTGTGACCGTCGGTTCCCGGGAGAGCGATAAAAAAGTAAAAAGGTAAAAAAGTCAAACTGATAGAGATGCTACGACTCGACAAAATCTTCTACGATGCCATCACGTCCGATGAGGACCTGATGCAGGCTGTTGGCGGTCGCGTAAAGTCAACTTGCTTTGAGGTAAGTCCCGAAGAGCATGACAACACACCCCTTCCGTACATCCTGATTCTGGATGAAGGCAAGCAGCCAGCGCAGTCCACTAAGGATGATGAATGGATGCCGAGTCAGTGGCGTTTATCTGCTGGTGTCGAAGTCGGGGCAGTCAGTCCCAACGAAGTGGATCGTCTGATCATGAAAGCGATGAAAGCCATTGCCGACTATATCAGCGCACTTGCCGTTGAAAGCATGGACATCCCTTACCTCAATGAGGGATTCCCACAGACTCAAGGCGTAAGTTGGGATTGGGAAAAACCCTGTTACTTCGACGTGGCACACTATCAGTGTGACGCAGACTACAACGACGATGAGCAAGAAAGCGACTCTGACATCTGAAAAACCAACCATTGAGGTTGGGAAGCCCATAGCTCTGACTACCGATAGCCGTGAAGATATGGTCAACAAACTTCATGAGTTGCGTGTGAAAGCGCGTGAGGAAGGATTAGTCCAGTCTGAGGGCGGATTTATCGGCTTCCGGGACGGGCTATTCGAGACTGTCATCATATTTGTAAAACCCTAATTGTTGAAGGAAAATGGCACTCACTAAAGTAATGGGCCAGAACTTCCGCGTATTCGTGGGCGGTTCTGCCGTACCTGAAGCCACCAACTGCCAAGTGACCATCCAGGGCAACCTCGAAGATGCGTCGACAAAGGACAGTGAGGGCGGCTGGAACGAGGAGCAAATGACCTCGAAGCAATGGAGTGTGCAGGTAGACGATGTGGATGCCTCGCTCGACACGCTTCGTGCGCTCATCACACGCTTCAACTCTGATTCGAAGACTACTGTCGGATGGGACCAGACCGCTGGCGCACAAAACCGCGAGGCGCAAAGCGCGGCCTTTGCCCGTAGTGGTCAGGCTATTCTGAACGACCTGAGCATTCAGGCCAATAACCGTCAAACCATCCAGGTAACCTGCCAGTACCAAGGCAGTGGTGCGCTGGCTTAAAATCGCTGAAAGACTATGGATAAAGGACAACATCTACGTCTCGTATTCCCAGAGGGAAGCGGAACGGTCACAAATTTCTTTGTGGCAATGGCGACCGACTTAACCGTGCATTTTTCGGCGCAGACTGAAGACAGCACGACGAAAGACTCTACAGATACCAACGGAGACTGGAACGAATACGACGTAACGGGACGTTCTGGAGATATCCAGTTCGGTGCGCTCGTCGGTGTCGGCACAGACTCCACAGGAAAGTCATTTGCTGATTGGATCGACAAGGTGAACGATACCTTGATTCCTTGGAAGCTCGTGACGGTGAACAACACCAACAACCGCACTATCGTGAAGACGGTGTGCAGCGGTAACGGTAAACTGAGCAACCTCCAGGCATCCGCACAGAACCGCCAGAAGGCTACCTATAGCGGTACGCTGACCATGCACGGCCCTGTGACCGTCGGCACAGACTAAACCCTCTCGTTTGGCTTTGTTTTTAGCCATAGATATGAATAATTAGTTGCGCCCAGCCTCGCCCTCATACGGCTGGCTGGGCGTTTTTAGGAACTAAATCACCAAGAAGAATATGAAGACGAAAGAAATTACCATTTGTGGCAAACAGGTCATGTTGGCCTATTGCTTCGCCACAGAACTGTCATTCAAGAACTTTACGGGAGAGAACATCGAAGACTTCAAACCCACCAACCCCGAACACGTCATCTATCTGATCCTATCGGCCATCGCTTCCTATTACCAGAGCAAGGAAAAGGAAGAGGAGAAGAAAGCCCCCATCGTGGATAGCGACCTGATGTACAATGCGACCCCAAATGAACTGGTTGCAGCTGCAAATGATGTCTTGGAGCTGCGGGCTGAGTGGTACGGAATCCCCAAAGGCGATAAGGTAGAGGGAAAACCAGCCGACGGCGAAGCACCAAAAAACGCCTGACCGCCTACGACCTCTATCAACTGTTCGTAGGCGAAATAGGGATACCGCGCCGAGAGTTTCTGTACGACATCCAGTTTTGGGAAGTACGCCGCATCATCCGGGGTTATCATGCCCGTCATCATGCAGGATGGGAGCAGGCCAGACTCATAGCCTACAACGCCCATTTCTGCATGGGACTGCCAGAGGGCAAAGTTGCGCCGACAGTAACGGAGTGGATCAAGTTCCCGTGGGAGCAAGATCCGTCAACACAGGTTTCACTAGATGACGTGAAGGAGCTACAAGATGAAATGGCCGCAATTAATGCCAAATTAGCTCAGCAATAACATTTCTTTGGAGATAAATTCTTTTTTTCATTGTTTCCGGCTCTCGCAGTGATGCGGGAGTCGGTTTTTATGGGAAAGGCTTAAACTCGGTAAACCTAAAACGCCTTTATGCCCGAATATAAAAAGACAGAACAATGGCAGACAATATTGTCAAACTAAAGGTTGACTCCGAAGAATACGAGAGCAAAATCAAAAGAGCATCACAGGGTTTGCAAGCCCTCGGACGCAACCTTCATGATGCTGGTAAGACATTCGCCGATGCTGAAGCAAAGCAAGTGGAATTTGTTCGTGAATTGGGCAAGATGCAGACGGTCAGCAATACCGCAAAGGGAAAGATTGCTGAGATGTCTGCTGCATTTATTGACCTGAAAAGCCAGTATCTCCAGATGACCGATGCTGAGAAGCAATCTCCCATCGGTCAGGCAATGGCAAAGAGCCTTGAAGAACTGAAGCAGCGCACTATTGATGCCAAACGTGAACTTGAAGGTCTGAATAATGAACTCAACGGCATGAAGGCCGAAGGCGGTAAGGGCGGCGGTCTGTTTGGCGGCAAAGGTCTCACCGATATGTTATCCGTGGCTGGTGGTAATCTCATTGCATCAGGTATCACGAAACTAACGTCTGAACTCGCTGATACCGTACAACAAAGCATAGAACTTGCAAAGTCAGGCGAAGGTATCCGTATGGCGTTTGAGCGTCTGAACCAACCAGGATTACTCAATAATCTCAAAGAGGCTACACACGGAACCGTCAGCGAACTGGAACTGATGAAGGCTGCGGTTAAATTCGATGATTTCAAACTACCAGTCGAGCAGCTTGGCACTTTGTTGGCATTCGCCCAGAAGAAAGCAAAGGACACCGGGCAGAGCGTTGACTACATGGTGGACTCCATCGTGACAGGTCTCGGTCGTAAGTCGTTGATGATCCTTGACAACCTCGGACTGTCTGCCGCTCAGATTAAAGAGCGTATGGCTGAGACAGGCGATATGACTACAGCTGTGGCATCTATCATCAAAGATCAGATGTCGGAGGCAGGAGAGTATGTCGAGACAGCTGCTGACCGTGCTGCTCGTTCTGCTGCCGATGCTCAGAATCAAATGGAAGAGTTAGGCCGCAAGGCTATGCCCGTGGCAGAGGAATTGGGAAAGGCTTGGAATGCAATCAAGATTGGCGGTATGGAGGTGCTTACTTTTGTTTTGACACCTATTGCCGAATCTTTGAAAGATATTCGTGAAATTCTGAGCGGTGAATATGAACTAAAGATAAAGGCTGACATTCCAAACTATGCAGACGATGACGGAAAAACGGTATGGAGCGGATGGAAGCCTGGCACAGACCACACCGTACAGGCCCCAGGTGGTTACGTTGAAGTAACCGACAAGAATACTGGTGCAGTCATCGGTGGCCAGCACTTCGACAATCTCAATGATGCAAATTCTATTAAGAGTTGGCAAAAAACACTGTTCAAAACTGGTGGTAAGCACGGCCCTACTGATGAGGAAATCGCTGCAAAAATAACTGCGCAATGGCAAAAATCGTCTATTAAAGCAATGGCTGGTGCTGATGCCTTGAAAGGTAGCGACATCAAGGAAACGATGAGCGTATGGGCAACTATGTCAGACGAAGCCAAAAAGAGTATGCTCGGACTGACTGCTGCTACTGAAGACCTTGGTGATTCACAAGCCAAAATGTGGGATAAATGGATTAAAAGCGACATCCAAAGCAAACTGGAGCAGCAAAATAAGCTGTTGCAAGAGCAGCAGACTCGCTACACTCTGGCAGGGCAGGCGGCACAGAATTTTGGTTCTGCGTTGGCAGGTCTCGAAGACCCGGCAGCGAAAGCAGCAGGTACGGTGATGCAAGCTATCGCATCGATCGCCATGGGCTTTGCAATGGCTTCTTCGAATGCAAACACCGCAGGCACAGGTTGGGGATGGCTGGCATGGCTGGCCGCAGGTACGGCAGCAATGGCCACCACCATCAGCACAATCCATTCACTGACAGGCTACGCAGAGGGCGGTATCGTCAAGGGCAATTCGTACAGTGGTGACAATGTGCCAGCGTTGGTCGGTGGGGCTGGTGGCGAACTGGTCGGATTAAATGCAGGCGAGGTTGTCCTGACGCAAGCGATGCAATCGAATTTGGCGAGTAACCTTCGCGGCAATGCGCTGAGTGGTCTAAAACTCCAGACGAAGGTCAGGGGCACAGAATTGCTCGTATGGCTCGATAACTCTTTGGCGCAAAGCGGGCGTGGTGAGATGGTTACATGGGGAACCTGATAAATTGATAATTAAAAATTGAACTTTTGGATATTGAAAGTTAAAGGATATGTCAGTAGTTTTAGGCAAAAACATTTTCATCTATAGTGGCGACAGCGGTACGACGGCACTCATCGCTGCTGCAAAATCGTGTACAGTCTCGAAGCGGGTAGATCTCATAGAGAAGGCTTCGTCTACTCAGGCTGACGCAAAGGAGTTTACAACGGGCCGCTATGAGTGGGAGATTGCGATGGATCACCTCGTAACCACAGACGCACCTTTTGACGGGCTGCTGAAAGTGGGCACGGAATACACGCTTAGTGTGATGATCGGCTCAACCCGTAAGACCGGGAAAGCTATCTGCCAGCAAGCAGACATCAGCGGCCCTGAAGGTAGTCTCGCAAAGGGAAATGTCAAATTCAAGGGCAACGGCGCATTAACTTGATAGGTCATGGGGTACACACTGTTATTTAAGAGCCTGAAGGGGACGGATTACCGTTTGATCATCGACGGCGGCGGTACGCTGATCGACGGTGCAGCATCAGCATTCGAGACACAAGAGGATGCGGATGCCGACATGTTTACACCAGTCCGCACACAGAAGGGCTATTTCCGCTTCCTTGGTTATAGCGACCATGCTACCTGGCTCAACATGATCCCGAACGACTCTCTAAGCAAGAGTGTGAAGCTCTACGTTGACAGTAATGTTAAATGGCAGGGATTCATTACGCCCCAGGTCTACCAAAACGACTTTCCGGGCATCGGGCGGCAGGAGCATGAGATACCCGTGCAGTGTCCACTTTCCGTACTCGACACCGTTGACGTTAGCACAGACATCAACTCGCACCCCGTAGTGACCTTCGGACAACTGTTGCAGGAGTACATCTTCAAGACCCTTACGGCGGCTGGTGTCACCATCACGGGCTATCATATTCAGGGTACGGCTACCGTCACCGCTGCCAGACTCAACTACAAAGTGATGTGGGCGAATTTCGTCGAGACCGACTCGACGGGTGCGCTGAAGCCGAAATACACGTACAAGCAGATTCTCGAAGAAGTCTGTAAGTTATTCGGCTACACTTGCCGTATGCAAGGCTCGTATATCTATTTCACCATGCCTGTGACGCAAAGCGGACAGTCGGAGGTCGGTTTCACGTATTACGGTGCAAGCGGACTTTGGAATAGTTCAACTGGTCAGGCTTCAGCAGGATCGTATGCAGCACGCGGCTCGTTCAGCATCTCAGACTCCATGCTGGTTGACACCAACAACAATGAAGAGGTTCATCCCGGTGTTGGGAAGGTGACCGTCCGCTCCGACATCAACATCCTCGACAATCTGGTAGAGATTCCCTACGATGAGATTTATGACCAGTACAACGTCGGTGTGCCTAACAATAATATCATCATCCGTGCGCTCGACCAGGGCGACGAGAAGATTTACTACCTAATCCGAACCCCGAACACCAACGGCAGTACTCTTGTCTACGAGAACGACAGCATAGAGATGACATGCTACTCGGCCAAGTTCGGAAACGTGCTCACAGAGAACAAGTATTGCCGATTCCTCACGTTCGACAGTTCGGAGGTGGGTGACCCTGAGACGCAGGAAATTCCAGAATCGAAAAAGGCATACGGGTGGAGAAGCTGCGTGGAGATTTTCCATGGCACGGAGTACGAAAGCAGCGGCGGATCGGACAACACCACAATGTTCACGATTACCTCCAAGCAGGTCTTCGTGATGAGCGGTGGTGTGCTTTATGTCTCTTGGAAGATGCAGGACACCGACGCCAATCTCTACAAAATCGCATACGGGCAAATGAGCAGTCTGCTGCCGCGACTGACTGCGCAGCTCAGAGTCGGTGATATGTACTGGAGCGGCGTTTGGGATGTCCAAAATCGCATGTGGCAGTCAGGGACGTGGACAACCACGCCATCCACTTTCACGATGTATCTCGACCCAGATGGCCCCAAGACAACAAGAAACAGTATCACAGACCCGCAATATGACGGTTGCGGCGTGCCCGTGAACAGCACTCTGCGCGGAGTCCTCGAGTTTAAGATCATAGATGTTCAAACGTGGCAGTCATCGTGGCCTTTGGAGGTCGACAATAACGGCTTTGTGCCGATGCATGATTTCGAAATCGGTTTTGTCCGTGGTGTGATTGAAGACACGAAGCACAGAGGCAACGAGTATGTGAAGAGTGCCGGGGCATTCCGAGGCGAAACGAATGTAGACTTAATTTTCGCTTGCGACGTACCTTATGGTACTGGCAATTACGTTCGCAGAATGCCCGCCGGATTAGGTTATATCCTGACCAACGATACTGAGGTGCCTGCGCAGACTGTCCCCGCCATGAACGGTGACTACCTGATAGCAGAGGAAGAACTGGCAGAGGTGATGGCAGCTTATGGCAACCATACCCACCGCCTCGTGCAACTCGACCTTCGTACAACCTTGCTCGGTGCTGTTGACCCCACGAAGATGTCATCTGCCGCTGACGGTCTCGCAAGCGTCAACGGTATGTTCCCCCTGGCCATTTCTCACAACTGGCGCGACGATATTACGAATTTAACATTGATCGCCTTATGAAAATTAATCGTTTTATCATAAATCAGATGGTCGACCGCGACATCAACGTCGGCGGTAGTCGCAAGACTGGCGGCAGAGGCGGTTCTGGCGGTGGCGGCGGTGTGTCATCAACATGGGTCGACGAAAACTACGTGTCGAAGGAGTTCTTCGCCAGGCTGTTCACCGTTCACGGCTTGGATGAGAATGACAACGAGATAGAGGTTGAGCCGAATGACCTCGACAGCGAGATCACCAGCATCCAGTCGATGGTGGGACACTGGACTGAGGAGTACCTGAGTGCCCTTGGCATCGGTTCTGGTGGCGGTGGCGGTAGCACTATCCTCACAGAGCCGCTGGCATCCATTAATGAGTCCGGCATTGGTTTACCGCTATCAGCTGATCAGGTGATTGTGTGGAATGGCAGCGCGTGGGCTTATCGACCCTATACAACTGGCAGCGGTACAGTGACAAGCATACGAATCACCGTGCCGGCAGGCTTTACCGTTAACCCCTCGCAGGCTATCACAACCGCAGGCACATTCGTTATTGGATTTGACACCGGCTACTCGCTTCCAACTACCGACAAACAAGGCCAGTGGGATGATGCTGCCGCGTGGGTGAATACCAATGCCGCTGCGACGGTGAGCAAGACGGCATGGGGAAGAACGTACTGGAATGCAGGCGTACCACAGAACATAAACGGCAACATAGAGAGCACTGGACACATTACGCCAGAGACAGGCGGTTACTACGAAATTGGAAGCGAACCCGGCAGCAACAACCAAGGTCTGAGATATAAGGCTATCCACGTCGAGGAAGTTTGGATCAACGGCATAAAGGTGACGGCTGACGCGAACGGCGTTCATATTGTCAACAACGGTCTCTACGCCGATACCCACGTCTCTGCGCTTGGTGCTGGCAGTGGTGGCGGCGGCGGTGCATCGCTCACAGAGCCGTTGGCATCCATCAACACGTCTGGAATGGGTTCGCCACTATCATCAAATCAGGTCATCGTATGGAATGGCAGCTCGTGGACATATATGCCATATACCACAGGCAGCGGTACGGTCACCAGCATCAAGATCACCGTGCCGACAGGCTTTACCGTTAACCCCTCGCAGGCTATCACAACGGCAGGAACATTCGTTATCGGCTTTGACACCGGCTACTCGCTTCCAACTACCGACAAACAAGGCCAGTGGGATGATGCCTACTCGTGGGTGAATACCAATGCCGCTTCGACCGTTAGCAAGACCGCATGGGGAAGAACGTACTGGAATGCAGGTGTGCCACAGAATATCAACGGTAATATTGAAAGTACGGGACACATTACGCCAGAGACAGGTGGCTTCTATGAAATTGGAACAGAACCCGGCAGCAACAACCAAGGACTGAGATACAAGGCTATCCACGTCGAGGAAGTTTGGATCAACGGCGTAAAGGTTACGGCTGACGCGAACGGCGTGCATATTGTCAACAATGGTCTCTACGCAGATACACACGTCTCTGCTCTCGGAGCCGGGAGTGGCGGCGGTGGTGGTAGCACGGGCATCACCATCGAGGATGTCTGGACGGCTATGGCTTCCACAGCCCCGAACTCATCATCTCAGCAGATCAACGTCTCCCACCTGGCGCAGGCCCTTTCAACCTACGCCAAAACCAGCGATGTCAATTCGGCTGTTTCTACAGCGGTATCGAGCGTCACCAAATGGTTGACTATCCGTAATGGCGACGGTACAACGGTATATGGCACATATAACGGCACGGGTGCAGTCACTATTGACATTCCCAGCGGTGGTTCGTACACGCTACCAGCAGCCACAAGTGGTGCTCTCGGTGGTATTCAGATAGGATACACGGAATCGGGTAAATACTACGCCGTCAAACTTTCAAGCAATAAGGCTTACGTGTATGTACCCTGGACTGATCACTATGATTGGAGCGACATTACTAATAAACCCAATCTTATGACCACGGACACCGCACAGACCATCAGTGGTGCAAAGACATTTACAGCAAATGTTGGTTGTGCCAAATCTGATGCAACAATATATGTATGTCAACTTTCTTCTAATCAAGAAGTGAAGAAAGTGGGTCTAAACTCTGACACTAATCGCGGTGTATATGATTTTTCAGCTAGCAAATGGCTAATTGGCGTAGATAGCAATGGTACAAACTCATTCCTAATGGTTGGAAATGTTGGTATCGGTACAACTAGTCCAGATTACAAACTTCAAGTTAACGGAACAGGCTATTTCAATAGCAATCTTTATGTAAAATCAAAACTTATTATAAACAGTACCGATACAACTATTGGATATGGCTTATATGTTAACTCATTGACAAGTTATCTTGGCGGAAATACGACTATAACTGGCACACTGACCGTAGCAGGTGGTTTTGTTATCAGTGATCATGCATACGAAAGTTCCTCGAAACCAGCAGCTTTTTCTTTATCATCTGGTGGCAATAAATCGATTGTTATTAATACTGGTACGGCATTCCCGTATATGACTAACAGCTGGCAGATGTGGTCAGATATAAGGAAGAAAGATGTTCTGAACAATATCGAACTGAATGTTGAAGACATTGCAAATGCTCCACTATTCAACTTCAAGTGGAAGGGCGAAGAGGAAAGTGCAATAAGCATAGGCACAAGTGCACAGTATTGGGAGAAA